AACAATTCCATAAATGGTATAACCAATTAAAAAACTTACCAGAGCTTTTTGATTTTGTGAAAAATACAACTGAAATATAATGGCAGCGAATAAAATAAGCATCAAATTTGATATAGATAATAAGGACTTGGAAATAGTCACAGGTAAAGTCCTGACGCTCCAACAACAAATTAAAATATTAAAACAAGAAATTCAGAAACCAGGATATTCCCCTGCTGAATTAGATGCACTGAGAAAAAAATTGGGGGATACAGAAGATGCTTTCAAAGCAACAAAAGCAAAGTCAGGAGACCTTCTGACTTCACTTCAATTAATTCCTGGTCCGATAGGTGAAATAGCCAGCAAGGTCAATGGTGCAATTTCAATTTTAAAACAATTTGGTTCATTCAAAATTGAAGACTTAAAATTCCAAATTAAAGAAACCATTGATGACTTCAAAGATGTCATAAAGACTATCGGTCAAGCGACAGGAATAACAAAACTTTATACAACGGCTTCAAATGCATTAGCTTCTGCTTTTGTGAAAGTTGGTGTTGGTGAAGCTGCTGCGACAGCAGGAGCAAAAGCCTTCAGTGCCGCTTTAATATCTACGGGTATTGGAGCCCTCGTGGTTGCTCTCGGTTTAGCTGTTCAAGGATTGATGGATTTTGCTTCAGGTTCAGATGAAGCAGAAAAACAACAAAAGCAACTCAATGATGAATTGGAAAGGTCAAATATGCTTTTGGATATGGATTTGGCTAGTGCAAAAAGGAGACAAGCAGAAAGAATTGCATCATTGAAATCTCAAGGCGCGAATGAAAAAACTATTCGAGCTCAAGGTATAAAAGATTTGAAGGAACAACTATCTCTTACTCAAACTGCGATTGGTGAAAATATAGAAAAAGAAAGACAATTACAGAAAGAAGGAAAGAAAGGATTAGAAGATGTCTATAAGCAAAGAAACAAACTCGAAGGACAACAGAAAGATTTAATAAGTCAAATCAAAATTGCAGAACTTGATAATATTACTGAGACAAATAAACAAATTAAAACTCAGAATGAACAGGCTGTTCAGAACACGATAAAATCAAATGAAAAATTAAATAAAGCTGAAGCCGATAGACTTGCACAACAAAAAGCAGATGCTGCAGAAAGAAGAAGATTGACTGATGAGAGTATTAAATTATTTCAAGAAGAAAAGAAAGCTGAGGAGGAAAGAGTTTCAGGAAGAAAGGATTTTGCTAAAAGGATAAGAGATTTGTATGTCAGCTTAATAACTGATGAAAATGCAAGAAGACGAGCTGAAATAAAAAATGCACAAAAAGATGAATTAGAAGCTCTTGAAAAAGATAAAAATTTCTTAGAACTTTCCGAAACAGAAAAAGCACGAATAAGATATGCAGTAAGGGAAAAAAATTCTAATGAAATAAATGACCTGAATAAAAAAAGTAAGGACAAACAAACTAAAGACGACGAAGAGGCTGCTAATGCTCAAATTGCTATTGAACAAAAGAAATTTGATGCTCAACAAAAATTATTAGGAGCTACAGCATCAGCTATAACTGCATTGGCAGATATAGTTGGTAAAAATACCTTAGCGGGTAAAGCATTAGCCGTTGCGGCTTCATTGATTAATACCTATACAGCAATTGCTGGTTCATTAGCACAATATTCCAAACCCGGCGCTCCACCAATTCCAGGTTTCGCAATTGCTCAGGCTGTAGCCACTGGATTGGTAGGTTTCAAAGCAGTTGCTGATATTATTAAAACACCAGTACCAAATTCCTCAACAGGTGGTGGAGCACCTGAACAACCAAGAAAATTGGCTTCAGGTGGTATGGTTTCAGGACGAGGCGGACCTAAATCAGATTTAATACCAGCAATGCTCTCAAACGGTGAATCTGTAATCAATGCACAATCCACAGCAATGTTTAAACCTTTACTCTCATCAATCAATGCTATTGGTGGCGGTAGAAGATTTGCTGATGGTGGACTGGCTGTTGGTTCATTCTCACAACAACAAGCACTTTCTGATTTACAAAGTAGTATGAATTTACAAGCAACCCCAATTAAAACCTATGTGGTTGCAAGTGATATGACAAGTCAACAGATGATGGATAGAAGTATAAAAAGTCGTTCAACAATTTAAAATTGAACTTTATTAAAAAATTGATATTTATTAGTATATGACCCCAAAAATTATTGAACTTATTATCCAAGATGGAGATGAAGAAGCGGGACTTGATGGTATTGCGTTAGTAGAGATGCCAGCGCACGAAGCAAACTTTGAATATTTCAATGAGGAGAAAGGAACTCCTTGTGAGGATGGTAAATGTTCACACTATATTTTAGCTGAGGAGAAAATACCACAAGTAATTCAAATGTTTCACGCTTTTGGGGAACCACAAGGTTTTCTTGAAAAAGAAGGTTGGGAAATTACGGCTGTTAGACCAGTCAAAAAACAGGAGTTCCAAATAATCTCCAATCCCAATTTACCATCAGCTCAAGATACACCTAATGTAAGATTTAGGTATAAGTATGTAGGTCCAAAAGATGAAAAAAATAGAACATTTTGTGCTGAGATGATGGCTGCTCGTAGAGTATTCAGAATTGAGGATATTATTGAAATGTCAAATCGTTCTGTAAATGAAGTTGGACCTGATGGCTACGACATTTTCACTTGGAGAGGGTCTTATAACTGCAGACATAGATGGGTACAACTTATCTATGAACCAACCGGAAGAATTGTAAATAACGATAGAGCTTTAGGTAATGTAGAGGACGAGGATGGAATGCCAGGTCCTGATACAAGAACCACAGCCACAATCAATGCAGGTAATACACCTCCAAGAGTTGGATTTGCAGCATCAAATCCTGATGTTAGTGCTTTATCCCCTTATGTTGACCAAATCACAAAACCAAAGAAAAAACCAGTATTAGCTTCACTACCACTTTTTGAAAAACAAGAGGATGCTGAAGCAATCGCTATGTTAATTGGTTGTGAAGGTTCACACCCTCATTCTTATGGTGATAAAACTTTGTTTATGCCTTGTAAGGCTCATCCAAAAGAAGATACAAGTTATATAACTGATGATAGTTCTGACCCTGATGATGTTGGTGGAAGTGACAATCCAATGGAAAACTTTGCTGAAGTAGGCCCAAGAGGTGGTATAAACCCAAGTGATAAAGCCCCAAAGAGTGGAACCCCTAATCCGAATCCAAAAGGTGAAGGAACAGCCAAGGGTGATGCGAGTGGTAAGAGAGGAGCAAAGGTTTCAGCAGAACAAGAAAAGACATTACAGAAAAAGGTTGATGACTTCAACGAAAAAGAGAGTAATACCAAAAATGGTAGAGCAACTTTGGGAGCATTAAAATCTGTATTCCAAAGAGGATTAGGAGCCTTTAATGTATCACACTCACCGAAGGTTCAATCAAGCGAACAGTGGGCTTATGCTCGTGTAAATGCGTTTCTTTATCTTCTAAAAAACGGAAGACCACAAAATAGAAAATATACAACAGACAACGACCTATTACCAAAAGACCATCCAAAGGCAGAAAAGATGTCTTCAATAGAAGAAGATTTTAGTTGGGAAGGTTATATCGATGAAGAAGAACAAATGCAAATGATGAGACAAGAGTTTCAATCATACGATGATTACCCCGAACTTATCAGTAAAAATGCTCAAGCCGCTCTAAATTATATTGAGAAGACAGGTAATCCTAATGATTGTTTAACACAAGTGGGTAAAGTAAGAGCTCAACAATTAGCTCAAGGAAAACCTATCTCTATTGATACTGTAAAGAGGATGAAATCCTTTATTTCAAGACATAAAGTAGATTTGGAAACTTCTAAATCATATCAAGATGGTTGTGGTAAATTAGCTCTGGATGCTTGGGGTGGAGTTGAGGCTCTATCTTGGGTTGAAAGCACCATAAAAAAATATGAGGAAATGAGTATTGATGAAAAAGATATGAGTTTTTCTGTGTTTTCTTTAGAAGAGAAAATGGTTGTAGGCCCTGCTATGGTTCCTGATAAGATGATTATCAGAAGAAATGAAATTACTGGTGAGATATACTATGTGTATTTTACCGAAGAAACTATAAAGAAACTTCAACAAAAGTTTATGATTGAAAAATTGTTAGACAAAACAAATGTTGAGCACGGAAGGAAGTTTCTAAATGGTGTATCTGTGGTTGAGAGTTGGATAGTTGATGACCCACAATACGATAAACAACAAGTATTCGGTATGAATTATCCAAAGGGAACTTGGATGGTAAGTATGAAAATAGAAGATGATGCTATATGGAATAAAATTAAAGAAGGTAAGTTAAACGGATATTCCGTTCAAGGTTATTTTCTTGAGAAAGCAAAGTTCAATAAAGATACTACCGATAAACTTGAAGAAATCAAAACTATCCTAAAACAAATTGTATGAATTACCAAGATGCTATAAGAAAAATTAATAAACTGCTTGGTTTGTATAAATTCAATTCCTACAAAATCAAAGAAAGTGGAGATGAAATCATTACTCAGGGTGATTTATCGGTGGGAGAACCTATTTATATTATCAATAAAGACGGACAAATTCCTGCACCTGATGGTGAATTTGAATTGGATGATACAACCAAAATAACAATCAAGGACGGATTAGTCCAAAAAATAAATTACGACAATATGGAACAAAAACAAAACTTCGTAGAAGCTGCGCTAAAAGATGGTACAGTTGTAAAATCCCCAACATTTGATGTAGGTGAAGAAGTTAAAGTTGTAAGTCCTGATGGGAAAGAAATGCCAGCACCAGACGGCGAGCACGAATTAAAGCTCAAAGATAGTGAAGGTAAAGAAGTTCTTATTAAGATTATGACCAAAGACGGAAAAATCACTGAAAGAGAAAATGTTGAACTTCCTGAAACTGAAATGGAAGAGGTTGAAGAAGAGATGGGTATGACCACACCGGCACTCTCTCAAGGCAACGACAATATGGAAGGTTTCAAAAAAGAGGTTATGGCTGTATTAGGTGAAATCAAAGATAAAATTGATTCTATTGTAGCTGACCAAGAAGAAATGAAAAAGAAGGTCTCCAAATTCGCTAAGGAACCAGCGGGAGAACCTGTAAGAATGGGTAAAAACCAAATTCAAACTGAATTAAATCAAGCTAAAGATGATTATATTTCTCAGCTTGTTAAAATCAGACAAGGTTTCAAATAATAAACGCTAATTTAAACATTAAAGAAAATGGCAAACAAAAAGTATGACTTTTCATTTAACCTTTCTTCACTCAGTACGTACACAGACGAAGTTGGAGGAGAGTTGATTAGAAGAGCAATTTTGGAATCTGAGACCATTAAGTTGATTAAAGTTCAACCCGGAGTTAAAGGGTCGCAAGCTATAAATCTCTTAAACTCAGACCTTTATGTGCAAGATGGTACTTGTGGATGGTCTCCATCAGGTTCAACTATCTATACACAAAGAGACATCACTGTATGTCAATATAAAATCAACGAGACATTATGTCCTGCTGATTTGAATAATTACTGGTTGGGTCAATTATTGACTCCTGGTTCAACACCGGAGACAGTACCATTCGAACAGCAAATAAGTGAGCTTAAGGTGGCTCAGATTTCTCAATACGTTGAGAATACAATTTGGGGTGCTTCTTCAGCTACAACTTGTTTCTCTGGTATTAAGCAATTGGTTAGAGGTGTAAGTGGTACAACTGCGGATACAGCTACTGTAACAGGTGGTATTGTAGTTTCTGGTCAATCACCAATCGCATCTACAACTGCACTTTCTCAAGTAGATGCTCTTATTGAGCAAATCCCTGATGACGTTGTAAACAGAACTGACTGGATTGTGTTTATGTCTCACGCAAACTATAGAAAATATTTGATTAACTATAGAACTGCGAATTACTACCACTTCAATCCTGAAGGGTCTTATCAAGATTTCAAAACATTCCATCCAGCTACGAACATCCTCGTTCACCCTGTTGGAGGTCTTTTGAACTCTAATCTTGTTGTGTTAATGCCAGCCGGTTATGCGGTTGCAGGTGTTGACTTAATGAGCGATATGGACAACCTTAAGATGTTCTATTCTGTAGATTTCGATGAAGTTAGATTGAGATGTAATTTCAAAATCGGTGTACAACTTGCTTGGCCGAATTTTGTAATCACAAACGGTTTAACATAATAAACGGACTTGAAAAGTCAAAAAATTAAAAAACAAAAGTTATGAGTTTTTCATCTTGTTTTGTAAGTTCTAATGTATGCAAAGGATGTCGTGATGCAGTCGGTGGTGTAAAAAATGTTTACATCGTTGCTGGTTGTGTTACTGGTACAACTGAAAATGGTGACCAAGAAATCCTCACCGTTGGAGCTACAGGCGGAACTGTATATCAGTTTCAAGTAGAGAAAAATACATCAAACTTTGTTGAGACAATCCAAGCGAGTTTAGAAAATGGTACTGTCGTATATAATCAAATTGTAAATTTGGTTTTCTTAAAATTACAACAGTCAACTAGAAATCAAATTAAACTCTTGGCTCAAAATACCGATATGAAGGTATTTGTTGAGACAAACGAAGGTGATATTTTTTATCTCGGTGAAGATTTCGGAATGGCTCTGCAAACAGGGACAGCTGAAACTGGAACCGCATTCGCAGACAGATACGGATATACGATTGTTCTTGAAGGATTTGAAAAAGAACCAGCTAAGAAATTGGCAGGGTCTCTTTCTTCAACCCTTGTTGGACTTTCTCTATCAAGCTGTGCTTGCTAAAAATACAATGAGTTCGGGGAGGCAGTGCTTCCCCAACTCTTATGCCACTCTCAATTATTATGGGAAAAAATATAGACAAAAGATTATGGGGTGTTTTAGGTAAACAACAAACCTATTATTCTCCACAACAATTTTTAACTGGAAAGACAAAGGTTCCATTAAATGCTAATCCCTTTGATAGTTGGGATGTAAAGCGTTCAAGATTTAATCGTGTTGATGGTTATGAGAATGCTATTCAACAGGGTGGTGTTGTACCACAAGGAACTCCTGTAAGTCCTTCGCCAACTCCCACACCATCTGTTACTCCACCTGTTACACCAACAAATACGAGTACTCCATCGCCCACACCTACTGAACCTTATGACATCTATCTTTTCGAGGAGTGTGGAAATCCATCGAATCAATTTAGATTTGAAAATGTACCAGGAACTCTGAGTGTAGGAGACACTTATTTGATTACTGGTGGAACATTAGGTTGGGATACAACAACTTCAACTTGGAATACCGAAAGTTCAACGTGGGAATTTGCTCCATTTAGTGGTTATGCAACAGTCATAACTTATTCAGCTGTTGGAATACTTTATCCTTCTAATGGTGTTACATTTACATTACAGGGAGGATGTCCAGGCGTTACACCAACACCATCCATAACTCCAACGATGACAAATACACCAACTAATACTGAAACACCGACAAATACTCCTACTGCCACGAATACACCAACTAATACTGAAACACCGACAAATACTCCTACCGCCACGAATACACCAACTTTGACAAGCACAATTACACCTACCATCACCTCTACGAACACCCCCACACCAACCAATCTTCCTATGGATACTGATGCTGGTGCTTACTTGAACAGAGTTGTTAGTGCTGGTGGAACTGTCACACCAACTATGTCAGCAGCCACAAATCAATTCTATACGAGTTTGAAATCTGACGGAATATTCTCGAAGTTAATTCAGTTATTACCTTTGATAGGTGGAACAGCGGCATCAAATGCAATCAGTGGTATAAACGCTGGTATGAATATTACTTTCAATGGAGGTTGGACACATAGTTCAAGTGGTGCAACACCTAATGGAACAAATGGATGGGCTACAACAAATGTTCTACCTAGTACTGGCGCGACATTTGGATTTGGTGTGTATATCAACCAAGAATTAACATTTAGAAATGAGGTTCCTATTGGGGTTTATGATTCTTCTATTGACTTAGCACAAATCGGTGTTGTTTCAGGAGCTTCACTTACAATTCCTTATGCTTCTAATACCACACTTGCAACAGTTAATTCCACAACAGCGGATGCTAATGGTGGTTTCTATGGTGTTACGAGAGTTGGTTCAAATGATACTTTACAACAAAATGGTAGTGCTACAACGCTCACATCAACTTATGCGGCTGTTGATGTTGACGGATTGGTATTTGGAGCTAGAAATTCTGACGGAACTATCAATGAATATTTCAATAAACGAATATCTTTGGTATTCTGTGCTTTAGGTTTGAGTGTAGCTGAGTTGGGAACTTTGAGAACGAGAGTACAAACTTATCAAACATCATTAGGACGACAAGTATAAAATTAAAAATATGTTAGTAGGACTTTTAACACTTATAGAGAAAGAAGCAATCGAAGGTAGAGAATATACCACAGATTCTTATTTTAACCCAATACAAGATTTACAAGGTAATTGGATTATATCAACTCAGGAAATTGACCAATGCAATGTACCCGATTATTCTTGGGTTAAAACATTACCATTGATTGAATGGACTGGTTATTATGTTCCTACTTCTGGCTCAACTATAAATTAAAAATATAATTAGAAATATATGTCAACTTTATCAGGACAACAAATCAATCAAAGTTATAAAGGACTATTAAAATTATCAGATAGTTCAACTGGCTTAACAAGTACATTTCAAACCATCGAAGATGGTCTTGGGAATGATACGGGTGCAAAAGTAAAAACAGGTCAACTTACAGTTCCATTTTTTACGAAAATGCAACATTCAGGAACACCATTCAAATTGGGTTTGGGAGTTTCAACAACAACGAATACAACATTTATCAGTGATGATTACGATTCTTTCAATATGGCACCGTTCTATAATTCAGGTTTTGATTCTTTCAGTTCAATAACCTATAATGTCAACAGTGCCACTACTTCATCTGATGTGGTTGAATTTGGTATTTATTCATCTCAGTTTGTCAACTCATCTTCATATGGATTATTTCCATATCAATTAGTTGCAACAGGTTGTACTTTGATTACAAACTCTACAGGTTCAAAAACAACAACATTTACCTCACCTATATCTTTTGCAAATTTCGGACCTGGTATTTATTTCGCAGCAATCAAAACAACAAATGGTGGTGTTACACCAACTGTTAGATTTAGACAGAATACTTTATCTGCAACATTGAATCCAATAATTAACATTTATTCAGGATTTTTTAATTCCACTAGTACAAATATTTTTAGTACAGCTGGTCTTTCATTAAACATTTGGAATAATGGTGTTGTACAATGGGTTTCTGAATTTGATTCTTCAGTCCGTTCAACTTATAACGTTGTAGGTTCCTCAATGCAGTTTCCTGGTTTTGTAATCAATAAAAGTATCTAATCAATGAATATTCTTTTCATTTTAATAGACGATAAACTTGATGCACATTATATAATAAGCGAAGATGTTAATAGTTCGGAAAAACGAGGTCAATAACTTAATTGCAACAGTGTCAATGAACAAGACACTGGCTAATCCTTATTACCTTTTTTCTTTTCAACATATTGCTTCGAAAGAAAGAGTTTCTTTCATTCCTCAAGTCATAACGAGTAATGTTCGTTATGATAAATTTAGATTTAGGGAGGGTGGAAATGTTAATTTAACCTCCACCCCTCCTGAAATTTATTTTCAATATTTGGGTCAGTATTATTACTCAATCTATGAACAAGTTTCTAGTGTAAATACAGACCCGTCATTAGCCTATAATAAATTGGAGAGTGGTAGAGCTTGGGTTATTGTTGGGGACGATAATACTCAAGAATGCTTCTTTGAACCCTATATTTCGAACGATGAGGATTTCTCACAAATTATTTATGTTAGTGAGGAAGAACAAGAATGTATCTCGGGAGATACTTCACCTGATTGTTTTTCAGCAATGACGGGTAATTGTCCAACCTTTGTTTCGAGAGCTACTCCACCATATCTATATTATAAAAATGGTCTATTGGGTGATTTCCAATTAGATTTTAATTCTTGTTTACCTGGCGGTATTGCAATGAGTGATACAAAACTCTTTATGGTCGATGGTTGTTCCAATTATTATGAATATGATTATACCATCAGTTCAGGAGGTTGTTTCAGTACGAATTTAATTAGAAGTTTTGAGTTGTGGGATGTTCCACAATATTCAGGAACACCGAATGCTCTATATGCGATTGCAATTTATGATGACAACAATATCATTGTTGGAGCGAATGAATCAAATATTTCTCAAACAGGTTCAACTCTATACCTATATGATTTGACGACTTCAGGTTTGACAACCTGGTTAGAAGTAGGTGATGGTTCAAAAGTTTCTACTGTGCTTTATAATACAGCAACAACGCAGAGTTTAATTGTTCAAACAAAAGCTTATAGTGATGATGTGGTTTATCAATTATATTCTGGTTCAACAAATCCAATTTTGACGAACTCTCTTTCAGGGATTTCGTTCAATGGAACATCAATTTATTTCTCAGGTGAAACTCCAATATCAGTAAATTTGGGTGCTACTCAATTTGAATTGGATTTTACCGGTAATTCAATAAATCAAATTTTAGATGCTCAGAATTTACCAATTCCATATATAGGTTTCATTGGTGGTGGATTTGAACAATTAGCTGAGATTGTACAACCAAATCGTTGTTATGATTTTGAGATTTGTCCAACAGGATGTCCCTGATATGGATAAAACAAAAAAAACTGATATTTATTTATAATGGAACAAAATAACAAATACGGATTACATATTCACGACTTTAATGCTGCTTATGTTCCGCAGTATCAAGAAGTAATTAAAAATAAGCCTTGGGTTTTCTACGGAGATGACAACAACTTCCCAAATCATCTTTTAACAATTTATCAATATTCCCCAATTACACGTGCTTGTGCAAATGCAACAATGTATGGTGTCAAGGGTAAAAATCTTATTGTAAAAGAAGGAGACCCAAATAGAATTGCTATGGCAAACCGTAGTGAAACTCTGTATGAGGTATTTGAGAAATGTGTTACTGATAGAATTATCTTTGGTGGTTTCGCTCTCAATATAGTCAAATCTAATGATGGTGGAATTGCTGAAATCTATCATACTGACTTTTCAAGATTGAGAGCAGGTAAAGAGGATATGTTCGGAAATGTTGGAACTTACTTTTATTCTGTAGATTGGAAAGGTACACAAATTAATCCTCAGAAATGGAAACCTGTTGAGATGCCAGCATTTAATATGGTTTCTGATGAAGCTCCATCTCAAATTTATTATGTTAAGAAATATCAACCGATGATGTCTTACTATCCTGCACCTGATTGGATTGCAGCTCTTACGACAGCACAGCTTGATATTGAAATTAGAAACTTCCATTTGAATAACACACAAAACTCTATGATGGGTTCTGTAGCTATTTCTTTTCCAAATGGTGTTCCATCAGAAGAAGAACGTGATATTATTTATAGACAACTTGAAGCCAAGTATTCATCAACAAACAATGCAGGAAAGTTCTTCCTTTTCTTTTCAGAAAATCCAGAAGTTCAACCAACCATAACTCCTATCCCTAATAATGCTAGTGATGCGTGGTATGCAAATATGTCTCCACAAATTGACCAAACAATCCTCACAGCTTGGGGTATAAGTTCTCCAATGTTGCTCGGAATCAAGACGGAGGGTCAATTGGGGGGGAGAACAGAAATGTTGGATGCTTATAACCTATTCTTACAGACAAGAATTATTCCAATACAAGAAGAAATGATGAAGGTATTTGAGAAATTACTTTTCTTAAGAGATAAACAACCAATCAATTTGGGGATTGAACAAAATCAGATTTTACCAGATGAAGTTCAAGAACAAATTGATATTGCAAAAGGAATTTAACAAATGAGCACAGTTCTCCTCATATCAGAAACGAAATTAAAAGCGTTTAGTACCCTAAATCAGAACATCGATATGGCGTTATTGACTAGCACCATATATATGGCTCAGGAGCTTGGTTTACAGACGCTTATAGGAACAAAAGGCTATGACTATTATATGAACCTTGTGAAGTCAGTTCAACTTTCAGGTGGAACAATGTCTCAAGCTGATAGTATAATGCTAAATGACTATATTGCTCCTTATCTAATTCACAGAGCCTACTACGAAGCATACCCTGAGATTTTTGCAAGACGTATGAATAAAGCTATTGTTGTAGGAAATACTGAACAAGGTAGTTCCATTGACATTAAGGGTATGTCTTATATGAGAGATATTGAACAAGGACGTTATGAGTTTTATGCTCAGAGATTGATGGATAGAATTCAAGCTTTTCCA